GAGATAGTGAAGAGGGAGACACCGCGTAACCGGTCAGCTGCAGCTTAGTCCCACTCTTGAAATGCGGAGCTCCGCCTCTAGTTAATTCCCAACCGACTAGATGTAAGTATCCCTACCACTCTTTTAACAGTCCGTTACGTGATATAACAGTTATATGCGGGCGTTGTTGTTATCGGGGCGGGCGCGATGCCGTTTTAAAAAACCCTTAAGTCCCTAACCTACAGAGGTGACAAATCGATAGCTAAATATTAAACCATATTAAATTTTTTTTTCTTGGCCATGGGAACACACTACGGATTCACAATAATTGTATGGGTTATAATTGGGTTAATAATATTTTCCAAGTTAGATAGTGGGGGCAAAAAGAAAAAGAAACGCAAAAACAAATAAAAAATTTCCGGGGGCCAAAAACCCCCTTTTTAGTGTTTTCTAAATACTAATAACATGATTTAAACACATGAAAGAATTTGACGATACAGTGTATCACATCTATGCAAAGGATAAATGTCTTTATCATAATTTAAAGGAAGAAGATTTTGAAGAGACATGGCAACTTCTAACCACTATGGTTGGATTAATCAAGACAGATTATTCGGAGTCAGATCTATCATATATTAAGTTAGCACCGAAGGTCGGGTATGGTGGGCCAGGTAAGGTAATATACACAGAACCAACTGGAGATGAGTCTTATTGAAGTGGTATAAATAAGGTGCAGTATAACCTTTATGTATCACAAACATGACCAAATTAAAAAGAAGAGCAATCCATATAAGAGACCAGAACCAAAGAAATACGTAGCACAAAAATATCATCAGATAAGAATTTATTTTAAGTGTGAACGACAAAATAAAGTTGACAAAGGTTAACAAAACTGATAAAATTAAGAATGAAGGTGATCATCATTTATGGCAAAAGGATTTAAAGTAAAAACAGTCGCACCGAAAACAAAAGGCCCTGAATGGGACATCGATGCAATTAAAGAAAGAATGAAAGGGAAGAAGATAGTCTTCTGTCTTCCCGGTAGAGGATGCTCTTATATCTTTCTCAAGAACTTTGTTCAACTATGTTTTGACATGGTTCAGAATGGAATGAGTATTCAAATATCTCAGGATTATTCATCTATGGTAAACTTTGCTCGATGTAAAGTTCTTGGAGCAAATGTTTTAAGAGGCCCCAATCAAGTTCCTTGGGATGGAAAACTTGAGTATGACTATCAGTTATGGATTGATAGTGATATTGTTTTTGATACTGGTAAGTTTTGGCAACTATGCGATTTAGCATTTCCTGCTGAAGCAATTACAAAAGAAGATGTAATTGAACAGGTCAAAGATAACAAAGGAGAGTTAGTTACTGATGACGAAGGTAATGTTAAAACTCAAATTACAGGACAGAAAGTATCAGTTGATAATTCTAAACTAAATGGAATTGTTGCTGGTTGGTATGCTACCGAAGACGGTGCGACAACCTCTGTTGCACATTGGTTAGAGGAAGATGACTTCCGTAAGAATGGTGGAGTGATGAATCATGAAACTGTTGAAACTATGGGCAAACGTAAAAAACCATTCACAGTAGATTACACAGGCTTTGGTTGGGTTATGATTCAGAACGGAGTTTTTGAACAACTGAAGTATCCATGGTTTGCTCCTCAGATGCAAATCTTTGAATCAGGTGAAGTTCAAGACATGTGTGGTGAAGATGTATCATTCTGTTTAGATGCACAGGAAAAGGGATTTGAGATCTGGTGCGATCCTCGCATTCGTGTCGGTCATGAGAAGACAAGGATAATCTAGTGGTTATTTCTTTCTTTGCAATCTTACTAATACTTTTTATAATATTAGTATTAGTAACTTATTATAATCCACATCGTTAACGACCGCGTTTTCTCGAAAAGAATAAACGTATTAAATAGTATAACTCCTTAATTTTTATATGGCTTGCCTCTTTGCGAACCTTCCTGCCTACGAAGTATGGGTGAGAAAGGAATATTTAACGGATCATAAGAGTGGGCATGGAGAATTTGTCAAGGGAGTTTGGGTATCTGTAAAATCAATACCCGGACGTGCTTTTTATTTTGAAACATACTTACCTGAGTATGCTGCAATGTATGACAAGTTACCCATATCCGCGTTCGTCTCGTCACCTGAGAAACCTGATCCTGATATGACACTTCATAATTTACAGTTTTGGAACTGTATGGACTATGGTGTTGCGGTAATTCAAAAACAATTTGTCGGATCAATGCATTACGAAGTCTATACAAGAGACTACGGAACACAAACCGGCACTTATATATGCACAATTGATAATTATCATCAAGATCCTGATGCAATTGATTATTCAACAAGTGAAAACCCAGCTGAACACAAGTCTCATAACCTAATTGAACTTGATAATGGTCAGTTTTGCCTCTATCCAAACAATCGAACACGTATTTACGACAACAGTTTGACACCAGAAGAACCCACGATGCCTGATTTCAAGGTTTCAACGGTTTACTATCAGGTTGAGAACGGTCATGATCGTGATGGATTGGGAAATGATGAGAATTATTTCTGGAAAACAGCAAAAGAACGTAAACAAGACGAAGAAATTCCCGAATTCTAATGGAAACAAACGATTTTTTAGACAATCTTGCGAATCATCAATACCAAAAGATGCTTCGTGAGATTAATAATGACGATTTAACACCTAAAAAGAGTGATACAGTTGAAGAAAGTGAGATTTTTCCCAACGAAGAAAAACCTAAGCCACTTTATGAGTAAAAACCGTGATAAATAAGATAGGTCTACTACATCTATATGCCTCTTGAACGGGTAAAACAAGAATTTAAAGACATAAGTATGTCATTTCAGACTAATCCTCTGAATGATGACCTTGTAGCATTGAAAAATGCGAATGCAATTGCAAGGTCAATTCGTAATATCGTCTTTACTGAACCCGGTGAGAAGTTTTTTAATCCAGATTTTGGATCAAGAATCACAAAATCACTATTTGAGAACGTAGATGAGATTGCTGCATCTGCAATTAAAGATGAAATAGAGTTTTCAATTCAAGAATTTGAACCAAGAGTTGAATTGATCGAAGTTACAGTGGTTCCTAACTTCGACAGTAACGAAATGAATGCAACAATTGTATATGAAATAGTAGGAATTGATGTTCCACCACAACAATTAGAATTCGTGTTACTGCCGACAAGATAAATGACACTTAAAAATTTTACAAATCTCGATTTTGATCAAATAAAACAGTCATTAAAGGATTATTTACAAAATAATTCCAAATTTACTGACTATGATTTTGAAGGATCCAACTTATCAACAATATTAGACGTTCTAGCATATAATACTTACATCACATCTTATAATGCAAACATGATATCGAATGAAGTTTTCATCGATTCAGCAACTTTGCGTGAAAATGTGGTCGCATTAGCAAGAAATATAGGTTATGTCCCTCGTTCTAAGAAATCTTCAAGGGCATTACTTACATTTTTTGCAGATATTTCTTCAGTTTCCCCATCTCCATCAAATTTAACACTTCGTAAAGGGCCTGTTGCAGCAGTTGATGCACCATTTGGTCAACAATCGTTTGTTTTTAGCATACCTGAAGATAAAACTATCTCTGTTTTTGATGGAATTGCAGAATTTGACGATCTTGAGGTGTTTGAAGGAACAGTTTTAGATCAAACGTTTACATTTTCATCAAGAAATCGCTTTCAAAAGTTTATATTACCAAATACTGGAATAGATTTAGACACTTTAGTTGTAAAAGTCAAACCTTCAGCTGATTCTACAGTGTCAATTAAGTATGAAAGGCATGATAATCTATTTGATGATGACACAGGATCAGTAATTAATGGAAATTCTAACATTTATTTCTTACAAGAGGTTTCAAGTGAGCAATATGAGTTAATATTTGGTGATAATATCTTTGGAAAGGCACTTCAAGATGGAAATGTCATCGAAGTTTCATATATTGTAACCTCTGGTGACGCTGCAAACGGTGTAAATTCATTTAATTATGCGGGAAGTTTATATTATACTCGAAATTCTGTTGAAATAAACGTAACGACAGGAATTTCTTTGATTACAAGTCCACTTTCATCAAGTGGAGGAGAGTCAATTGAATCTGTTGACTCAATTCGTAAGTTTGCACCTCAAATTTATGCAACTCAGAACCGTGCTTTGAGTGCAAATGACTTTGAAGTGTTGATTCCCAATAAAATTTACCCTGAAACTGAATCAATTTCAGTTTTTGGTGGTGAAGATCTTGTTCCTCCTCAGTTTGGAAAGGTTTTTATTAGCATCAAACCAAGAAATGGTGATTTTGTTCCAAATTTAATCAAACAAAACATAAAAAGAGATTTGAAAAAGTATTCTGTAGCAGGAATTGTTCCAGAAATACTAGATTTGAAGTATTTGTTTGTTGAAACTAACAGTAAAGTGTATTATAACACAAATTTAGCACCAAGTGCGTCATTTGTTTCGACAAAAGTTCAACGTGATATTACAAAATACGCAGAATCTTCTGAATTAAACAAATATGGAGCTAGATTTAAGTATAGTAAGTTTTTAAAAGTGATTGATCAGAGTCATGAATCAGTTACTTCTAATATTACAACTGTTGAAATGAGAAGAGATCTCCGATTAGCAGTTTTAGAGACTGCTGAGTATGCAATTGACTTTGGAAATCAGTTTCATATCAAATCAATGAATGGTTTTAATATTAGAACGAGTGCATTTCGTGTTTCAAACATAAACACTGATGTTTACTTATATGACGTTCCAAATACAAATGGGGAAACTGGTCAAATCAATCTATTTTCATTGAATGCTGGAACATCAACACCAGTAATACAAAGAAGAAATATAGGTGTTATAAATTATGTTACAGGTAGGATTACATTAGATCCAATAAATATTATTTCAGGTAAAACAAAAGATAATGTTCAAATTATGGAGATATCTGTATCTCCTGAATCGAACGATATTATCGGATTACAGGATCTTTATTTGCGACTAGATAGTAGTGTTGTAGATACAGTCGTTGATGATATTAGTTCTGGTATTGACCCATCTGGATCAAATTACACAGTCACCACAAGTTATTCTCAAGGAAACATCATAAGATAAGATGTCAGAAAAAAGAGTTAAGTTAAATCAGATTGTAAAAAATCAACTTCCTTCCTATGTGAGGGAGGATTTTCCATTAGTTGGTGATTTTTTATCCCAATACTATCTTGGACAAGAGTATCAAGGTGGGCCAATTGATCTTATTCAAAATATTGACTCTTATATTAAATTAAACGAATCTGCAAACAATGTAAAGACAACAACTACATCTAAAACTGTTGGAATATCTTCTGATATTATTTTTGTTGCAAATACAAATGGATTTCCTGATCAAAATGGGTTGTTAAAGATAAATGATGAGATAATCACATATGAAAGTAAGACAGATATAAGTTTTGTTAATTGTTCTAGAGGTTTTAGTGGTATTACTTCATTCACTAATCCATCTGACCCTGAAGATTTAGTTTTTTCTTCATCATTAACCACAAATCATGAAAAAGACACTGTAGTTGAAAACTTAAGTGTTTTATTTTTAGATGAATTTTTAAAAAAGACAAAAAATCAATTTTTATACGGTTTTCAAAAAGATTTATCAACAAATTTAAACCAAGCTCAATTTTTAAGGCAATCAAAAGACTTTTATTCAACAAGAGGAACTGATGATTCGTTTAAAATACTATTTGGTGCTCTATATGGCGAACATGCAAGCATTATAAGACCTATTGACAATGTTATATCACCATCAAATGCTAATTACCGAGTAACCAAGGATATTATAGTTGAACCAGTTGAAGGTGATCCAGAAAATTTGTTAAACAAGACTCTTTTTCAAGATTTGTTTGAAAATGTATCAAAAGCATATGCACCAATATCAAATATTGAAAAAATCTCGGTTGGAATACTTACAAACACATATTATAAGATTAGTTTAGATGGATCGTTCAATCAAGGTGATGGATCAACTGAATTATTGTATGGAAATTTTTCTGAACATGCAAAAACAAAGATTATTGGACAAGTTGGTATAGCACAAACATTTTTAGATGTTGATTCTACATTAGGGTTTCCAAATTCAGGAACTTTAACTTTTGCATATGAGAATGGAAGTATTGGTGTCTGCACTTATGCTCAAAAAACAATAAATCAATTTTTAGGAATCAATACAACTGGAATTACTGCAACAATTTCTGATAATACGTTTATTGATCAGAATACTTTTGCATATGCTGAAGATAACGGTGTTCAAGATGGAATTAAATTAAAAATACGTTCAGTTCTAAACAATTTAGATTTACCAATCGAAACTTATTATCAATTATCTGGTTCAAAGGTAAAAATAAAATCTTTAGGTAAGATAGCAGATGGTTTTAAGGAAAATGGGTGGTTATTCAACACAGCTCAAAGTTATGTTGTAAAAAACTTAAGTATAGTTGATTCTGTTAATAATACATTTAAACTTGTTACTCAAGATGTCAATATTTTAAGAATTGGTGATAAAATTACAACTCATGAAACACAGGCATCAGGTGCTCAATGGGGTGATAAAATAACAGATGGATTTGATCCCGTTTCAAATAAAATTTATACTGTTACTGATGTTTTCGATGAAAATACTTGTTTGATAACTGGAACAGGTATTTCTGATCCAACAAAAGTTACAAAAGTAACTCGTCGAATATCAAAAATTGATTCTGACCTACATCCAGATTTAAACCAGTTTACTGCTAATATTCAAAACGTATATCTTAAACCAGATATTGGATTAGTTAGAGGTGTGCCATATTATGGCCCTTCACATCAGCATAAAGGTAAAAGCATGGTGGGAGCACAACATGTTCCTTTTCCTCATGATTTTATTATACCAGATCCTAATTCAAACAAAGTTTTAGTTGCATCTTCATCATTACCCTTTACTGGTGTTACAAAATTAAATCCTAAACTTCAAAAATTTACTTTTAGTGGAACTTACGATTTAAATGATGAAGAAATAAAAATTACTGATCAAGTTGATCATAACTACTTCACTGGTGATAAAGTTTACTACACACCTGAAAAGACAAAAATAACAAATACACTACCTGATGGAACAGAGGTAGTTCAAGAGTTTATTGCAAGTCAACTATTTGATGAAGGATTATATTTCATAAAGAGAGTTAATGGTAATACTGTTAAGTTTGCAAAGAGTCAATCAGATATTAATGGTGATAATTTTGTAAAGGTTAAAACTCCAAATGGTGTTGATAACGTTACTATCACTTCTAATGATATTGAAAAGTTTGAATATCAAGGAAAGAAAATAGAAACTCAAAAACTTTTCAGAGAATTTAAAACACCAATAAATGATGGGTTATCATATCCTACAACATCAGGTTATACAGGTCTTTTAGTCAATGGTGTAGAGGTATTAAATTACAAATCAAAAAATTCTGTTTTTTATGGACAGTTAAACAGTATTGATGTTGTTAAAGGTGGAGAAAATTATGATGTTATCAATCCACCAGTTTTATCCATTACAGATTCTGTAGGAACAGCAGCGACTGGAAAATGTTCCGTTAAAGGAAGTTTTAAAGAAATTAAAATATTAGAATCTGGATTTGATTATATCGAAGATCCGGTTATAAAAATAACAGGAGGAAATGGTATCGGGGCAAATGCTGTTCCAAAGTTAAGTATCGTTCCACATGAATCAGTATTTAATGCAGATGGTGTAGGATTAGGAACTGTAAACATTGGAGTTGTTACAGCTACCACTGCAGGTGTAAATACATCTTCAATAGGATTTAGCACCTATCACAGGTTTAGACAGGGTGAGAGGGTCGTATATGATACTCTGGGGGGTATTCCATTAGTTGGGTTGACTACAGATTCAACTTACTATGTTAATAGTGTTTCGGAATATACAATCAAACTTCATAAAACATATTCTGATTCTGTAACTGGTATTAATACTATTTCGATTTCTAATTTTGGAAATGGAGTTCAGTCATTTAAATCATTAAATGGAAAGGCTATTGTTAGTTCAATTGCATTATTAGATAATGGTGTAGGTTATGAAAATAAAGAAAGAACTTGTAATTCAATTGGAATTAACACAGCATTAGATTCAATTAACATTCCTGATCACGGATTCCAAACAGGTGAGACTCTTCGTTATTCGGTTGATGGAACAACAATAGATGGATTGGTTACAACAATAGATTACTTAGTTTCAATTGTTGATGAAGATAATTTTAAACTAGCAGCTGCAGGTGTTGGAACAACCTCTAAAGATTTTTACTTAAAAACAAATCAATTCCAAGAATTAAGAAGTGTAGGGTTAGGAACTCACAAATTTAACTACCCACCGATAAGTGTAGAAATAATTGGTAAAGTAGGTTTATCATCAGTAGCAGGAAAAACATATGATGCTGTGTTACAACCACTTGTTAGAGGAGAAATAACATCAGTTAACTTAACAAATAACGGTGTAGGATATGGTGCTTCAGAAATTATAAACTTTGACAGGAAACCTGACATCAATTTAAATTCTGGACGTAATGCTGTCTTAACTCCTGTTGTCGCTAATGGTAGAATAGTTGATGTTAGTGTAAGTTTTGGAGGAACTGATTATAACTCTCCACCAGATCTAGTTGTATTAGGAATTGGATCTGATGCTAAATTAACTCCTGAGTTAAATTCAGCAGGTAATATTGTTTCAGTTAATATTCAAAGTGGTGGTATAGGATATGGAGTATCATCAACATTCATAAGAATAGATCCTGCAGGAAAAGGATTTAAAGGTGATCCTGTTTTACAGTCATGGACAATTAACGAAATAAAGAAAAATGAATTAAACTTGAACGATGATGATGTTTTCATAAGTTCTCCTGTTAATTCAGAGTATGGATTGCAGTGTTCTTATGCATACGCTCCACGTAATCTTAGACAAATATCTTATGCAAGTGATGCTGATGGAAATATTCTTTATGGTAAGAAAGATTTAAAGATTGTAAATGGTGTTGAGTCTGACAGTGATTCACATTCCCCAATACTTGGTTATGCCTATGATGGTAATCCAATATATGGGCCTTTTGGTTTTGTTAATAAAACCGGTGGTAATGTTGTTCAATTAGAGTCTGGGTATAGTGAAGAAGCAAATAAAAAATCAAATAGACCGCCAACAAGTATTTTCCCACCAGAATTTTTTATTGAAGATTTTACATATAATCCATCAGATAACGATGCTGTATTAGATGAAAACAATGGTAGATTTTGTATCACACCAGAATTTCCAAAAGGAACATATGCATACTTTGCTACTTTTGATACGACTCCTGCATCAGATGGTATATTCAAAAATTTCAAAAAACCAAAATTCCCTTATTTGATTGGTGATAGTTTTAAATCACAACCAAATAATTTCAACTTTAATAGATTATCTAATCAAGATAACTATGATCTTGAAAAATCAAATTGTGTAAGAAACACATATCCATATTCATTTAATAAAGATTTTAGTGGTTATGATTATATCTTACAATCAAATCAGTTTGTAACACAAGACTCTACAATTAATTTTGCAGAAAAAGGCGGTGTCGATAGAGTTGGTATTTTATCAGCAGGTAGAAACTATCAAGTCAATGATAAACTTGTTTTTGATGATAGCATTACATCATCATTCAATGCATCAGGTAAAGTAAGTAGAATAAAAGGCCCTGATATTTCTGAGATAAGTGTTGTTACAACAACTAAGGAAAATATAGAATTTTTCCCAGATTCAAAAAATACATTTGTTGGAATTGCTACAACAAGTATTAACTTACAAAATAATACAATCGTCAATGTTGGTTCTCTATCAACAACAACAACTTCTTTACAAGGGTCTTATGCAATAGGAATTACTTCAGACAGACTTATACTATCTCAAGGTATTGGAACAGCAGCAGCAACTGGTGTTGTTACCTTTTTCCCTGTTGTAGGTGATTTGAGAAGAATAAAGGAAAATGATAGATTCAAAGTTGGTATTGGAACAGAAGTAATAAAAGTATTGAATGTAGATCGTAGATTGGCAAGGATAAGAGTTTTAAGATCACAAAGTGGAATTGCAACTAATATTGGAATATCTCATACAGCATCAACAATTCTTGAAGAAATACCAAGAACATTTAAAATAACAACAGGATTTACAACATCAGTTGATTTAAAAGAGAATAGAGAATACTATTTTGATCCTGAAGAAGCAGTAGGTTTTGGAACTACATCTGGTGTAGGTGTGGGAACATTTAGATCATTTAGCAATCCCGGAGCTGGAATTACTGGCATATTCATACCAAGTCAGTCATTATACATTCCGGGTCATGGATTAAAAACTGGTGATGTTGTTACATATCAAACAACAGGAACTGCTCTTAAAGTCAAATTTAAAAGCACAGTCCCAACTGTTAACTCAACTTTATTTGTTGACTCACCACTCTTTGTAGCAAATCAAGCAACTAATTTTATAGGTCTATCAACTGTTAGAATTGGATTAGGATCTACTGGGTTTGTTGGAATTGGATCAACTTTAGCAGGAGCAGAATTAGTATATTTCCTAGATGCTGGTGCGGGTGATATTCATAGTCTTAAGACAAAATTTGATAATGTCATCACTGGACAAATTCAGAAGAATCAAGTATCTGTAGTTGGAACCGCAACACATGGTTTAAAAAATAATGATATTGTATTCATCGACGTAAATCCCGGATTAACAACCACTGTTACAGTTAAATACAATGTTTCAAATAGAAAAGTAGTATTCAATCCTTTATCTTACAATGACTCTGGTATTACATCAGCAACATCTTTAACTGGTATTCCGAATACAATTAATATAAGTGATCATGGTCTTACAACTGGTCAAAAAGTTATTCATACATTTAGTGGTTCAGAAAGTTCTTTAGTTAATGATAAAGAATATTACGTATATGTTGTTGATAGCGATAAAATATCACTTGTTGAAAATAAATATGAAGTTAAAAAATTAAAACCAGATTTTGTAAAAGTTGCTATAACAACAGCTGGAACTCTATCACCTGTCAATCCTCCAGTTAAATTCTATAGAGACTCGACTGTTAATTTTGATTTATCTGATTCTTCTTTATCATATGT